ATCGACAAGTTGCTTCATCTAATCCAAGATTTCCTTCTGGTTCTGGTGCGATAAAAGCATCACGCACAGAATCGTATGTGTCACCAATAGCTGCGTAATTAAATCTTATGTTGTTATTGTAAGAAGTTTGTTTCCATTCGCCACCATATAAATCTGTCGCAAATTGTTCAATGTTTGGTTCATAGTCATTAGAAATCACAACAACACGAACCACAATTCCATCAATAATTTCTGCGCAGTGAGCCATTAGAAAGTCACACTCCCGCTTCCTGTCCATTGATAAATACGGTATCCGCCCGATGTTGTAATTGATGGCGAACCTGTTGTTGATGTTGCGGCTGGATAAGTATCTGGATAACGAATAATGACAATTCCAGATCCACCTGACTTGCCAAGAAAACTGCCTGTTTGTGTTCCACCACCACCTCCGCCGCCAGTGTTTGCGGTTCCTGCTACGGCTTGAGCAGAGGTTGAGTTATATTTAGCACCTGCTCCACCGCCACCTGCACCACCCGATGCAATAACGGTTGCATTTTCGCCACCACCGCCACCGCCACCAGCATATGTCACCGATGATCCTGATATTGAAGATGCAGTTCCAGCTCCACCTGCTCCACCGTTAGCTTGAGAACCACTTACATTTGATGCACCAGCGCCGACTGCGCTAGCGCCGCCGCCACCGCCGCCCGCAGAATAGCCTCCAGATGTATACCAACCAGCACCACCTGCAAATCCTTGTCCTGAAGTTCCAGAACCACCGCTAGATCCAGCACCAGGAGCACCAGCAGCAGAGGCTCCACCTCCGCCCGATCCTCCAGATACTCCAGCTCTAGTATTGCCACCGCCACCGCCACCGCCAGTAGAAGTAATAGATGAAAATACTGAGTTAGAACCATTAGAGCCATCGGTTGTACCTGATACAGAACCAGCGCCTCCAGCACCAACAGTTACAGTAAGCGCAACACCAGCAGTAACCGAAAATGATGTAGCCGTTCTAAATCCACCCGCACCGCCACCGCCTGCGGAAGTTCCACTACCACCACCACCACCGCCACCTGCAACAACTAAATAATCAACAGTTGGTGTAACGCGTGGATATCCCATGCTTGACATAATTCCGAGCATTGGTGTCATTAGGAAATATCTCCGAATACAATCCAAGAATTAGCAGCAAGTTTTTTGCAAGTTGCACCTGAATTGGCCACTCTTAATTTAGGCGTGGCACTTGTTGCACCTGTTGAAATTACTGTTGTTGTTCCTGGAGTGACTGCTCCTATTGTTGGCTGACCTGCACCAGTAATCCAAAACACATTTATTTCTGTGCCTACTGCGAAGTTAAAAGTTGCATCTGTTGGAATGTTGAATTGCTGAGTTGCAGCGTTGTTCATTGAGAAGATATTGCCTTCGTCGCCAGAAGCGAATGTGTATGAGGCAGTCTTAGCAGAATACGTTGATGGAATTACATCTGGATCAATCCAAGTGAAAGCCATGTTTGTAGCTGATGTCTTTGATAAAACTTGACCAGTTGTTCCGCCTAGAAGATATTGCAACGATGTATCGACGCCCTGTCCGAATACATTGAAATCTGCTGGAAGGTCAGTTACCAGATCTGTTGCAGTCGGCATGACCCAGCCGAAGTAGGTTGTTGGATTAGCCATTCTTTGTTCCTTTCATCATGAGACGATTGTAGCGTTTGCCCAATCTAAAGTCGGCGACACGGTATTCCATGCTTCCGTTATTGGTACGTCATTCCAGCGCATGGCATTAAGCGAATAAGCCAATGGAGACATAAGAAGAGTGATGTCGAGCTGATTGTAAGAAGCGCGGAAAGTCCAGCCTTCGACAAAGCCTTGAAACGTGCCAGAGGACATATTCGGCGGAAGGTCATTGAGTGCGATTGGCTGACCCATAAAGACATTGATTAGAGCATTACGATCGGAATTGTCCAGCTCTGGATTAGTCAAAGCGTAAGTGATTGAATCAAAGATGGGCTGCGGATAAGCTCTTAGAGCTAGATAGAACGCGGCTTGATCTTCGGCATCGTGTAGATGTCGCAACGTGGTTGTAAAGATTTGTGATAAATCGCCATAGATTGCAATCGATGCTGGATTTGTGTCGCTGACTTGATTTGTCGAGTTTTGGCCGTAGCTGATAGTGATGTCATTTCTGACATCGCCTGCCCTTGTCTTAATGGTGATGCCTTGACCTAGCGCGTGATTGGCAGTGAGATCCGTATAGCCGTTAGCTGCAAGGTAATTCGTCCGGTGTGTACTGTCAGCATAGGATATGAGCCCCGATGCCGATTCGTATAAATAACCTAATCCGCTACTGGCGAGCGCGGCAACTAAATCATAGATAATGATGCGATCTGATGAGCGTTGTGCCAGCTCATAATTGCCTGGAGTGTCAATCTCACCAAGTCCATTATTTTCGGCAGTCGCCCACGTCGTGGTTGGATCATAAGTGCTCCACTGAAGCGCGGCTGGAACCTGTTGCCATTGAGCCAATAAGACTTCGCGCAAGATTGTTTCTATCTGGTCGCCATCAAAGTCATGAGACAAGACGCCGTCTGTGAGAGCCTTCTGAAGCCTTGCAAGGGCTCCCAGAGCCGTGATGGTGACTTCTTGAGTGTAAGCCGTTGAACCTACCTGAGACACGCTTACAGAGATATCCACGATTGAGCCGCCAAAGATTGGCACATAAACCGCCGATGTGTCTTGCACTTCAATCGAAATGGTGTCATTGATTTCGTAAGGTAATGCAGCTTGACCAAAGACGATGAGATTGACCGAGCAATAGCCGGCTTGGGCCTGTTCATAGATATTTGTGCGCCCTGACGTAATCGTCAGATTGGCCAACACCGAATCGGTGACATCAACGCCGGCAATTTCAACGCGCCAGACTGGAGCCCACTGCGTCATTAGATTGCCTGAAGTGCAGAGGCTCCGCCTGTGCCACGATAAAAGGAATCGTTGAGAGCCTTAATAATTGTGCGAGCAGTGCCTTCGGCATCGATTGCGCCATTGACTGTGAGATTGATTCGAGCAGCGTTCTGAGAATCCGTAAATCCTCCTCCGCCCATAGCAGCTAGACGAGCCGCATTCTGTGAATCGGTAAAACCTCCGCCTGCTGCTGCTGCAACCTTAATTGCACCGGCTGCTGCTGATGCAATTCCTCCGCCGCCTCCGCCTCCTCCGCCGCCTCCGCCGCCAGAAGGAACGATGATTGCTGGCACTGATGATCCACCGCCGCGAATTGCACCTGGCGCGCCTGTCGTGGCGAATGATTGTCCGCTAATTTTTGATTCTATGAGACTACGCGTCTCAGAAGCAGACAAGCCCCATTTACTTGGATCAGTGATTACACCTAATAAACCTAAAGTAAATGAAGCAAACTTAACAACTTTATCCAAAGCAGCAATGATTGTATTAAGCCAACCAATCATCTTTCCTAAGCCAGAGCTCTGACCTGTATTTGCTTCGCTATTAAACACGCCGAACATTTTACTTAATGACGTTGTAAGACCTTTGACTGTTTCTCCGAAACCGAATGCAGCCGTTTCAGTGCTAGTCATTCCGTCTTTGAGTTTTCCTTTACCACTAAATCCTAAGGCGAAAGCATTGAATGCTGGAAGGACATTTTCGTTGATGTAATCAATTAAGGACGTAATCATTGGCAATAAACCTTGACCAATAGTTTCTTTTGCTTCATCGAAACTGACTTTTAAAATTGCAATTTTGCCTTCATAAGTCTCTGCATTCGCAGCAGCAGCTCCACCAAATAAATCTGTCAATTTTTGCTGAACGTCTGTAAATGACATTGTTTTAAGCTCGGCCGCAGATAGTCCAATTCCTAGCTTGCCTAGAGCTGCCGTATTGCCGTCGTAGGCTTTTCCGATTGCATTGGCAACAGTCTCCAATGGCTTTCCAGTTGCCGTAGCAACATCAAGAGCAACAGTAAGAAGATCTTGCGCCTTGCTAATGTCTCCAGTTGAAATTGCTAGTCGCTGCAACGCTGGACGAAGCTTGTCATCTGCGACACCAGTCGCCAAAGACATTTTTAAAATAGATCCTTCAGTTGCTTCAATTTGCGCTCTGGTTGCACCAGTGGCATTTTCTAAAGCATTAGCCAGTTTATTTTGTGACGCTTCATCTTCAATCGCAGCCTTGACTCCATCAATTCCGATTTTAATTGCATAAGCTCCAGCGGCAGCTCCGGCTGCGGCAAATGCCAATCCAGCCTTTTTGCCAAAGTCAAGCATTTTTGTTGAGGAGCTATCGACGTCAGTATTGGCTGCATTAAGCGATTTCTTAAGTTGATCTACATCAGCAAGAATCGAGAGCTTAAGTGTGCGCGATTGTCCGGCCATTTACCACTCCCTCAAGATTCTGTCGAAAGCAGTTTCCCACTTCGCAATCAAGTCTGGCTGGATTTCGCGTAGTGTCGGATAAATAAACCAGCCTTTAGATCCGCCGCGAATACCACTGCCTGACCAGACTGGGAATTGCTTAAACTTATTAGATCCGAACTCTGTACCGCCCCAGAGATCTCTAGTTGTTCCACCGCCAGAAAATCTTTGACTTACGAAGCCGAAAGAAAGCTCGCCAATCTTGGAAGATTTAGACACACGGGAGCCACTGGCAATTCGACTGGCGGCCTCGCCTCGACTGGTCGCCTTCTGCTGAATCTTACCTTGAGCGAACTCTGCAAGAGCTGACGATTCTCGTTTAGCTGCATCAGTAGCTTCTGTATCCATCGCCTTGAATGCGGCAGTAATGCGACGAAGGTCTGCCTTGTCATAGGCAATCTCAACGTTGTCGCTCACTTTGTTTCTCCAATATCTCGAAGGCCGTATAGATCTGCTCCGCCGTCGTCCATTCGCTCATCGGTATTCCTGTGGCTATGGCTAACTCCACCAGGATTCGATTTACGCTTCCGGCGGCGTAACTTTTGGGAGAACGTCACCGACTGTCACGTCGGCCACTGTTTCACACCAAATCTCATAGCCCTTGATTGGCTTGCCACCAGCTTCACGCTTCATCGCATTCCACGCAAGGAAGAGAAGATCAGAGATTCCAATCTTCTCCTGCGCTTGCGAGATTGTGCTGCCTGTCTTTTGTTCCCACTTAGCCCACTCTGGCGGCTGAGCCGTGTAAGTGCCGAACTCGCCGGAGGTGTATTCGATGGTGATTGGTAGTCTCATTATGTGCTCCCGTTTCTCTTTCGATTAGCTGATTGTTAAGACTGGAGTTGAAGCGCAGAGCATTGACCATGAGTCAGTCTGTGCATCTGGAGCAGTGCCGCCAGCAGTTGGAGCCACTGGGAAAGCAGTGCCAGCGAATGATGCGCCGGTAGCTGATACGAGTGTGAATGCAAGTGCAGTGTTAGGAGCAGAAGTGAACGCAGTCCACATCGCTTCAAAGAGTGATGATGTTGCGCCCCAGTCTGCAAGAAGCTCGATGTTAAGTGTCCATTGATCATCGATGTGCTTATAGGCTTTTCCATCGAGTGTCTGATAAGTCGTAATGACTGGTGCATTGACTAAAGTGACGGCAGTTGTCTGCGCGTCATAGTTTACAGTCGCAAGCGTGAAGGTTATGTCGCGACCGGTGACGATTGTTGTTGGCATTTCTTGTCTCCTTAGATTGTCTCTTGTGTGTAGTAAGTGCTGACCGCGAGATCCGCCACTAGTAGGTTGGTCGCGCCGACCTGTTGGATTGTCGGACGTTGAACGTCTCCGACTTCATATCCGCCTGGCATCGCTGCGATGATGCTGATAATAAGCTGCTCAAGATTGTCCAGTGCTCCGGCCGTGTTGTTGTAGGCAACGGCCGCAGTAACCACGAAGTTGATTTTCACGCGCACCTGCGATTTGCCGATTGTCGTCGTTTCTAAATAAGGCGAATCTGGAACGATTACGCAAGCCGGCGGAATGACTGCCTCTGGAGGTGAGCTATACACAGAAGCCACTACGCCAGAGAGAGCAGTCGCAAGAGTGCCTCTGACGTTGGTCGCAATAGTTGTTGGTGTAGGCATCACATGGCCATCGTTGAGACGTCGATGTAATTACCTAATAAACCTATGACTCGATTTTGAAGTGACCGACCCATTCGATAAGGCGATGGCTGAAAATCCACGCCTTCAATCTGACCACCTGGAGCGACCACGCTTTGGAATATCTCAACGCTGACGATGGTGACCGCCTGTTCGACTGCGTCGGTATTTGCGTAAAGCGTGGCCGCGTCTGCCCCAGATAGATAAACTACGCCGCCAGGAATGACTGGTCGGAATGTAATATCACTATTTGTTATAGCTGCCGTGAAGTAGAAATATGGAGCCGGATATGCGAAAGGCAAATATGGGAATGGATCATAATAATTTGATGTGACTGTCTGTGTCCCGTTGAATGTAGCTGGAACGCAACCGGTAACGACAACACTTTGACCGGCGACGAATGTGTTCGGCTTTTGTGTTATGTAATAGGCAACATTGTTTTGAAGATAAACGGCGGCGACTGAGTTTTGATTGGCAGTCAATAGCGGCAGAATTACCTGCTCGGCTGAATCAATAATGCTTTCAAGATAATCGTTTGAATAAAGAGAAACAGAGACGCCAAGAACCTGTCTAAGACTGGCGACGGTAATGATTGCTGGCATCTCTGTTTCCTTTCGTGAGCTGCTGGGCTAGATACGGGAGCGCACCTAGCCCATGATTGATTAGGTTAGATTGAAGCGGCGTAGGCCACCGGCAAAGACGGCCTGAGCTGCGATGTAACCGTAAAGTGAAATCTCAATCTCGCCTGTTGTTGGCACATTTGTCGCCAATGTTAAAGCTGGAGATTCGAAGATTTCGATTGAACGTGGCTCGATAATGAATGCTGATTCATCGATTGATGTTGCTACCATGTTTGGATCTACATAGTAATCAAGACCAAGAACGTTTCCGCGAATTGATGTTGGAACCGCAGATCCTGCGTTGTTCATAGGATTTCCAGCGTTGTAGATTGGACGTCCTGTTGTATCAGTTGCGCCGAGAAGCGTCGCCCAGATGGAAGTACCTGAAACGAATGACTTAGCAGTGCGCTTTGTTGCAGTGTATGCAGCTGGTGCTTCTGTTGATACGAATGAAATCAATCCGGCTGAATCTGCAGCAGTGGCAGTAGCTTGAGTTCCGCCAGCAGTGATCTGAGCGATTACATACGCGTCAGTTGCCTGAGCATACGCATCGCGAAGATTTGCCAACATGATTTCATAGAATGATGGATCTGACCTGTCAAGTAGCTCCACGCTGTAGCGCTGGAAGCCCATTTTTTTAATTACGGTTGCATTTACATAAGATGAAGTAATCGCGGTCGTTCCTGTTGGATCTCCGCCTTCTGCCACTGTTGCAGCAGTTGAGTTAGCAGTAATTTTAGGAATAGACACTGTCATTCCGTATGTGCTCAATGGACGTGTTCCACCGCATGCGTCAATTACTGGACGGTCTGCGTTTGTGTTTTGTGCAACGTCACGAACATATGACACTGGTGAGAAAGCTGGATTTGTTGTAAATGAATCGTCAGCAGCTTTTACATACTGACGAGAATCTTCGTTGCCAAGTCCTGCCTTGATTGTGTGCTCAAGATATGCGCCACCTGTTGTAATTGGTGATCGTGGTGATGTGAAATAGAGCGGACGAGTTGCCTCGGCCTGTACGACTTTGGAAGCCTCAACCGTTTCGGCTGGTGCTTCTGTGACGGTTGGAGTTGTTTCCACTTCGTTTTCTCCTTCGGTAGTTTGTTCTTCTGTTTCCACGACGGATTCAGAATCTTCTTGCTCACTAGCTGCGACTGCGACCTTCGCTGATGCTATGGCCGGATCTGTGACCAGTGAGACTTCTTTGAGCGAGCTTGCGCTAATAACTAAGACGCCATCGACGTTCTTATACTTTTCAGCTAGTACGCCGACACTAAAGCCGTCGCGTAATCCGGAAGATGCCTCGACCAGACTGTCGTTGCCTGCGGTCGTATTTCCGATAGCGAATGTCGCATCAATACCATCATCGGTGACTTTGTAGCTCTTCAAGAATCCGATTGGAGATTCACGACGATGCTCAAGTAATAATTTTGTAGTATCGCTAAAAGTAATTGAGCCAGGCTTGAACATAGTTGATCCGGCTGATGTAGAGCCTTCTTCATTCCAGGTGACGATGCGGCCAGAGATTTCGCGCTTTGGAAAGTCAGTCGCCGTGACCTTGATTGAAAAGTCAAGATTCATCGGAGTTGGCTTTGATTCTTTCATCGGATCATTTCCTCTTCTAGTCGGATTTCATCGGAAGTAAGAGCTCCGATGTCGTAGAGAATCTTGTAAACGTCTGCGCGCTCTTTCGCTGATCCACGCAAGTAATCGTCTAAATCGAATTTAACTTCTTGTGATGCTGGAACGAAATCATTAGCCATTCCAGTCATTGACAGACGCTCTTCAATGGCACACATAATCGGACGAAGTGAGAAGTCAAGCAAAGATTGACGCGCAAGTGTTGCGTTTGTGTACGTCATACTAGATCCGGATTCTGCATCGACGTAGTAAGCCGGAATGCCCGTAACTCTGGCGAGCTCGGTCGAAACGTACGATCTGGCTTGATTGAGCTGAAGCTTCTCTGGGTCGAATCCTAAAGTCTGCAATTCCACATCAGCATTCAAGAATGCAGTTGAACGATTGCGACGTGACTGCCCCCAAGATTCAAGAAGCTTTGCGATGCGATCTGCTGGAAGTGCAGTGCCATTAGATTTCAAGACCATCGTTGGCACTGGCTCGCGTGCGTACATAGTTGCAGCGCGCTCTAACTCTGCACCGGCTTTAATTGTGCGACCAGCGCGATTAAGAATGCCCTCATCGACGCCGTAAAAGACTGCAAGGCTTCCAACGCCTTCGTATGGGACTGGAATTGAATCGACGCAGTAATAATCAATTTCTGTTCCTTGCGCATTAGTTTTAATTGTGACGCGAGTAGGATCAATGCGTTCTGCACTTCTGATGCGATATGTGTCTGCATAAATCTCAAGAATGCGCATGTAACCATATCCGTATAGCAATAAATCTTCCGCAAGCCAGGCATAGGTTGCGAATCCTGGAACACGTGGATCTGGCTGATTAATTACCTTTGGAGGAGATTCAACGCGAGCACCATCTGCGCGCGTGCGAACCTTTAGCGGAATTGATGCCACAGAACTTGAAATAATGTTTCGCGCTCTCGCACACGTTGGTACGCTCATAAATTCAACGCGCGACGCCGTGATGCCCGCGACGCCGTAGATATTGTAGAGAGAGCTAGTGACATTTACTGGCGCTAAAGATGCTTCGATGTCGGAGGTCGCAGCCGGAGCCGCCGTCGTTACTGTGCGAGAGAATAGACCCATGCGTGAAGTCTAAGGCTCTCCTTTACATCTAAACGACCATAATGTCCATCTCCATCTCTGGGCGTGTCGCAAAGTGTGTCGCAAGTGCAGAAGCCACGGCTGCGCAGACTGCAACGCTTGAGGCGCGCCGTCCGATAATCCAGCCGCCATCGCCCATTGGTAATCTCACGGCCGATAATATCTGCTTGGATAATTCTGCCTGTTTTCCGTGGATCAATCTCTTTGAGGTAATCGCACCTAGCAATTCATCGCAGCTCTGGCCATAAAGTGCGCCATCAATGTCAATGACCGGAATGCCGGCTGGCATAAGCCTTGCAGCTACGGCAGAGCTTGTTCGCTTGCTAAAGGCCACGTATTCAAGCGGATACTTGCGTGCATAAGGCGCAATATCGTTGGCGATAGCTTTATCGTCTAGCGAGATTGGATTGTGCCAAGTATGCAGAAGCTTGATGTTGAAAGTGTCGTCCAAATTTTTCTGGGCGGCCACAAGTGCTCCGTCTCTACGATCCGGACTTAAATCAAGTCCGAACCACGTCATTTTCTCGACGTCGAGATGAATCTCATTAGATCCACACTCTTCCCATTCCTTTACAGGAATTGCGCCGGAGATTGTATTGACCCACCGGCACAACACCTCCGTCTGGACTACATCTGGCGGATCATTGAGAACGGCGCGGATGTTATCTTCGTGGATTGTGTGACCAAGCGCCGGATTGCTCGCGACCCAATTCTTTTCATCTTCAATCTTGTCCGAGAATGCCGACCATTCGAAATAGGCGATGTCGTCGTTGCCACCAGCAGCCGATGCCATACCGCGCTCGCGTAGCTGATTGAGAATCAAAGAATGTTGATCTCCGGCATTCGAGAACGTCCAGAGCTGCGGATTCTTAGCGGCCATCATCGTATAGCGCATAGCTGACCAGGCTTCGGTGTCTTTGAGCTGACGCGTCTCGTCCATGTACACGGTTTCCGGTTTAGCGAATCCACGAGCTGCCGCGTTCGCCGCCTTGACCACGTAACGCGCTCCAGAATTGAGCTCTATTTCTTCCGACCCATGAGCCCATCGAATCTTCTTGACTTGTTTAGCTAGTGATTCGTTGCTCTCGATAATGCTGACCACGTGCCGGAAAGTCTCTAGCGATGTAGTCAGAACGTGCGCTGATCCAAGCTGGAGCGATTCTTGCCACAGGAAAAGGCGAGCCAAAATCGACATCTCCATAATCGTAGATTTTCCATTCTGACGAGCTGCAACGACCACCACCAGAGGCGCGTGCCAGCGCCCGTCTGGCTTGACCTTGAGCGCGTGCTCAAATACGAACTTCTGCCACGGCATTAGATCAATGCCTATCTGGCTGGCGAAGTCGATGATTTCCAAGCCTTTAGACGGTAAATCGTTCAAGCGTGAAGAGATTCTAGGCGTTCCTGAGCCGATTAGACGCTTAGGTTCGGTACTGATTCCCTGCTGCGACCTGTTCAAGTCTGTAACGACCTGCAACGCCCGATTCTGCCCTGTTGTGGCCTTAGTCATGGCTAGTGCTCTCTTGTGTCGGTGAAAACGGAAAAG